GTCAACTGACGGTTTTTATCTAAGGAAGCTTAGACGCGATAGTGTGTTCACTAAAGGCCTATGCCCCATCCATGGTCTTCTCTTTTGAGATGAGCCCAACTATATTTCTATATAGGTGGTGGTCTATGGTACTACGATTGTACCAGTCCATTCCTCCTCTAATACAAACTGTTAATTCAGTTTACATCAAAGTTGGGTTAGCACCCCAATAGCGAAATAAGTATTATGGTTATGGACTTATAATAAATCAAATGCTACAAATAAACTACTAAAATTAATTAATAATTTACTCATAACAAATTGAAATATTAAAAGGCACTTTGAGAATAAATCTTGAATAAAGATTAAGGAATTTAATTCCTATCTCTCATTAGTGCTGTGGTCCTGTTCCGTATTAGAATACAAAAAGTATTTTAAAATTTTATTAAACCGTATTAAAAGATTAATTACCTTTAGCGGTTGAACTTTTAGTTTTATATATCTAAAAGAAGTCTTGAGAATAACAATCCGGCTATTAGCCGGACAGCAAGTAGAGAAATCTACTTCTGTTTTTGTTAAGACTGATAAAAAAGGTTTTCCTGTTATAATTCCTATTTATATACGTGATCATATCTTAGATGAATCTAAGATTGCTCCATATATAAAGAAGAATTTAATAAGAGCATTAATTACCGTTCTCTCTATTAATCGGGTTTTTCCTACAAAGGTTGAACCCACTATTGATACAATTATAGCTCCTTTTAATGGCCTATCAAAAACTTTAGATAGGTCACTATTGATTAAATCATTAAAAGAACTTAAGTTGTATAATAGTTATAGAGTTAATAAGCGATGTACTCTTTATTGAAGTGAGGCATCGGGCCCTAATACAATAATTGCTGGATTCGGTAGTGTAAATGATGCTTTTGCATTATTACATTCACCAAAGCAGTTGAGATTAGTTCTTTGAACTCTTCTCTTAAGATGAAATTTTGGAATTTTCCTCTATTTGATCTTAATTTTAATTATGTTTGGACCTATATATTTACTAACTATTCTTTTCAAATTTAATCGCAAATTTGTAATGGGTCGTCTTTCTGTTGTTAAAGATCAAGCTGGTAAAGCGAGAGTTATTGCTATAACTTCTTACTGAATCCAACTTTGTCTTAAACCCCTTCATCAGTACCTCTTCAATAAATTGAGAGATATTAATGAGGATGGTACTTTTAATCAAATTAAACCATTTGAGACACTTCTTAAAAGATTATCTAATAAGAAGCCTTGTCTTAGTGGTTTTGATTTAAGTGCTGCAACAGATCGTTTACCCATTGATTTGCAACAAGATATTTTAAACCTTATCGGTTTTAAATTACCTTGAAAAGAATTATTAGATATAAAGTGATATCCTAACTTCAGTTTTATTAATAAGGAAAAGGGGTTAAGTGAAAACTTGATTCCCTCCTTTATTATTGATCCTGTAAGTTATTCTGTCGGACAACCGATGGGGGCATTAAGTAGCTGAGCTATGCTAGCTGTTACACACCATGTAATAGTTAAGTGTGCTGCTATTAAGTCGGGTTTAACTGATTTTAAGGACTATTGTATAATTGGTGAGGATGTTGGCATTGCTAACGACATCGTCGCCGACGAATACATAAAACTTATGACTATATTAGGTCTTTCAATTAATAGACAAAAGTCTGTTGAATCTTTTAGATTCACAGAATTTGCTAAGAAGTTGAAAGGCTATAATGGTTTAGACTACTCACCTATTGGTCCGGGGTTAATACTCCAGACCATTAGAAGTAAGGCTTACTCATTGAGATATATTCATGAATTGTTCTTAGATGGTTTTATCCACTTAGATAATCTCAAAGAAAGATTTCTAACCGTTCCTAAATTCTTTAGGAAAAGAGTTAGAGTTTCTCTTTGAAGTATTATTTTTAGTGAATATATATCCTTTATATCTAAAGGGAGTACTCTTGACGTTACTTTTGTAACGAACGAGTCACGCCCTTTAGTAAGATATATGAGTAATAACATAACGAGGTTCTACTGACCACTTCTTAATGAAGTGGCTGTGGAATTCTCGAATAAGTTAAGATTATTCAGACTGGAATCTTTCAGATTTGTCACTACAATCTGGTTTATTAATGTAAACAGAAAGGATCATTATGATCTGCCCAATGTGCCAAACTATTTTAACTTAGGATTTTATTCCCTTTTAGTACAATACTTTAAGGCGATGATTTCCTTAATTGAGCTTTACTGTAAAATATATGTTCTTTATCATAAAGATAGAAAACGTATAATGAACGTAGAGCTCCCCTTAATCTGAGGGATGTTAGATGAAAATCTAATGCCCTCAATTGATTGAGGTAGAGTTAAAGAAATTAAAGATACATCCAAATTTATGACTAAGGTTTGTAAACAG